GAATTAGATGATCTACATAAATTCAAATCATATGCAACCTCAGCAAAACTTTTACATTTTTTTACTGATTCTTTTAAATCATTATCTGTCCAAGTGCGTGTTTTCATAAGTAGTCGTAAATGCATATAATTATTTATGTGACCACTAATAGGAACACTGGGAATTGAACCCAGACCAACCCGTTATAAGCAGGCCGCTCTACCATTAAGCTATGCTCCCATAAATCCAGATCTATTATAGAGGATCTGGAACTCTGTGTCAAGAACCTTCTTCGTGATCAGTGTGAATACGTATTAGTTCATCATTCACACGAGGTTCTATTTCAAAGTTTATAGTTTCGTTGTATGGAACTATCACTGCGTTTCTTTCCCCATCAGTAATAATAAATGATTCGCCGTTCTCTACTCTTTCTATTAGATTGTCAAAATCTGCTTGAAACTCTTCAACTGTAAATTTTTGGAGATCTGAAAGTTCTGGATACATTTTTCATAAAGTGAGTTTTATGAGTCGGGGTGACAGGATTCGAACCTGCGACCTATTGCTCCCAAAGCAACCGCGCTACCAAGCTGCGCTACACCCCGTTATTTGTCTTTGTGTATAAACATAATACCAGCAAATGGTACGATTGTCAACCCACATCCACAAAGAAAAAGAAAGAAAGGACTTGCTGCTAGTGTTTCGACCAAGTGGAAAATCATCTTCCCCTCCAGTTCTTGTATTCATAATACAGGTATTGGTCTACTTCGTCAAGTCCTTGTAAAGGAGCAGTAACATCCCAAGTGGACCATTCAATACAAAACTGTTTAATATGTATATCATTAGCAGCAGACCTTACTCCAAGCATTCTAGAAAATGCCGACATTGCAAAATTATATCTTTGCTTAATGCGCGGTTCCATTTCCCTTATAGTCTTCGGAATCATAGTACCCTCCTCGTGTTCCGAAATACAGTGTAGTCAGTACAAAAGGAATAGCAACAAAAATAAGTGCTTTACCTAACATGATGTCCACCAAACATATAACGCATACCATTCAAGATTTTTGCTCCGAATGATCCGAGATTGCGTGAGTTAAATCTTTCAAATAATGCAGCAGTAATAACAGGAGCGGGAACCCCCAGGTCCACAGCGGCAGAAACAGTCCAACGACCCTCACCGCTGTCGGATACGCCTCCAGAGAACTGTTTAAGGATACCATCCCTGCGTAGCACATCAGCAGTAAGATCGAGTAACCAACTGCCAACCACGCTACCGCGACGCCATAACTCAGCAACTTCAGCAACATCAATATCATAGCAATAACTTTCTGGGTCTGCCATTGGAGCAACTTCAGCATCTCCTTCTTTGACATACTTAGCACCTGCATTCGCATTCTTGATAATGTTAAATCCTTCTGCGTATGCTTGCATCATTCCATATTCAATACCATTATGAACCATCTTCACAAAATGTCCTGCACCTGGACCACCACAATGTAACCACCCAAACTCAGCAGAGGTTACGTCTGAGTTAAATTGAGTCCTTGGGGCAGCGATGATTCCTGGAGCGAGGGCATCAAAAATGCTTGCACAAGTGGCGACCGCAGTATTTCCGCCACCAACCATAAGACAGTATCCACGATCCACACCATAAACACCACCGCTAGTACCACAATCAATGTATTGGATACCAAGTTTTGCCAGGCGTTCTGCTCTCTTCCTACTGTCCTTAAAATTGCTATTGCCATGATCAATAATAATATCTCCTTCACTACAATATCGTAGTAACTCATTGATTGTCTCCTCTACGGTTTCTGCGGGTACAACCATCTGAAAAATTCCTGGTTGTTTCCCACCTTTATTGTTATGCTTAACTACTTTAACAAGATTTTCAATGTCAATTGTAATGCCATTGATATATCCTTTTTCAAATGCCTCCTGTGCCTTTTCATAATTTCTTCGATAACCCCATACTTCAATACCTGCTTTCATCATACGGCGAGACATACCTTCGCCCATTCTACCTAGACCAATTAATCCAACTTTCATAAAACCTCTGGATATGCGTGTGTAAGTCCCCAATGTATAAAAAGACCAATGGAGGAAAAAAGAAGAATTGCTGATATTATTGTTCTAATCATCTTCTTCATCCTCGTAAGTAGATGGTTCTTCAAAGAGTTCATTCATTTTCTGCTGGAGAACTCTTTGATTTAATTTTTGTAAATCTTCTTCTGTAATTGTTGCCATTAGTTCAAAGTAATCTTGAGAAATGGAAGTAAAGGTGGAATAACCCCAACTAATCTTAAAAGTCCCTCAGCAAATAAAGCAAGAACCACCCAACCGACGCACATACTAATGATAGAAGCATTACGGTTGTGTCGTCGTATTGCTGCATCAATCATCTCCTGAACTTCAGAACGTGTGATAAATTCTTCTTGTTCGTGCATCATTTTTCATCGCCAAGAAATTTTGCAAGAGGATCTCTTCGGGTTTTTACGATTTCAACTGCTCTTTTGTAGAACATATTATCTGTGTTCCCAGAAGATTCAAAAGTTGCTTTGATCTTCACCCAATTATCGTAGGTGTGTTGATCCATCGGTTCGTCCCCGTGATACTACTATATAATAATCACAGGTATTTCGCAATCAACTTTTTGTGTTGATATCTTAACACTGTTGAAGAAATTGTTAAATTTGTAACTTAACTTAAAACGGAAGCGGTAGGATTTGAACCCACGAACGCTATTAACGTTGGTTGTTTTCAAGACAACTGCCATAAACCACTCGGCCACGCTTCCAGTAGGAGATTTAGCGAATCTCAAAATCCAAACGACGAACTTTGCGTTGTCTACGTGCTTCCTGCCAAGCAATATCTTGAGAGGTTAACACGTTTGTTTTTGAATTTTCTTTTAAAGAGTTTAGCATAACAATACGAGATAAGTCAAGTGCTGAAATCTTATCTCCACGAATTGTTGCCATATTTGGACATCCACAAGTAACTGTTTTTGATGGGTGTCCGGTTATTTCTTTATTGCAATCTTTGCATCTTATTGAAATCATTATTCTTCATCCTATTCATTGTAAGTGAGATCTTAACATCCAAACAAATTTACCGTGGGATTCCATTAAATCTTGAACTAAATTTGCTGTAGCATATGACTTTTGATTTTCAGACTCCTCTGAAATCTCTACCATCAATTCACAAAACTTGGTATTATTATCTAGAAGTTCTTGAAGCATTTCTTTTGCTCCAGTTGAACTTGCTGCTTCTTTAATCTGAGTTACCTCAAGCATTCTAGAGAGAGAACTGAGAGGTTTTACATTTAAATAACGCATATGTTCTGAGAGACGATCAATCTCTTCAAACATAGTCTCATACTGACCACCAAAGAGTTGATGGAGTTGAGTGAAATCTTCACCAACTACATTCCAATGAAATGCCCAAGTTTTATGGAATAATACAAAAAGTGACGACTGAGCATCACTCAAGAGTTTATAAAGTTTTTCCATTATACTTTTTTGAAGTATTTATGCAAGTGGGAGCAGAGGGATTCGAACCCCCGACATTCTGCGTGTAAAGCAGACGCTGCTACCGCTGAGCTATGCTCCCGTTGTCCTCTGTCTAGGAATCGAACCTAGTTTCCAAATGCATTGTCTGCTTGTCCTTACCAATAGACTACCAGAGGATGTGGTAGGCGTTGGAGACTTTACCTATGTCTCCACTCTTGACATTCACCCAGACACAGAATACTAGGACTGAGGAGAGGTTTTGGCACCTACGAGCGGGGGTGATCAAGTCCCCGACCTAAGCGAACTTAGGATTTAGAGGAAGACCCGAATATTTCCAGACCTTCCAACTGGGGCGGCAGGGATCGAACCTGCGACCTAGATGTTAACAGCATCCCGCTACTACCGCTGAGCTACACCCCATTACGTTGTTCATCGTGTATTTCTCGATGGCAGTTAGCACATACAAGAATACATTTATCTGCTTCTACTTTTTGTTTTTCTATGGCAACAGTGGTTCCAAGGTTTTTGGATTCCTTGGTAGCGGGATCGAGATGGTGGAACTCTAAGGCAGCGATACACTTATTATATCCACAACGTTCACACTTACCACCTTTATATTCTACTAGAAGAAGTTTGTTTTGCTTACGTCTTTTGATGACGCTTGCTTTATTTGCTTCTCTACGATCAGCATACGTTCTAGTTTCTTTTGTCATTTGGTAGAAGTTTTATTGTTCTACCACTATTTATAGAACCTTATGGTTCAGAGCGAATGACGGGGATCGAACCCGTGACACCAACTTGGAAGGATGGGATGTTACCGCTACACCACATTCGCTTATAAGACAATCATAAACTATTTTAGTTTGATTGTCAAGTGCCCCTGGTAAGATTCGAACTTACACTGTATGGATTCTAAGTCCACCTTCTCTACCGTTGGAATACAAGGGCAAGATGGAGTAAGCGTAATATACCTCATAAGGATATAACAGTGACTTACCCTCTATCACTTTTATGTATGAAGATTACTCTTCAACGGGTTAGGAGGGACTCGAACCCCCGACCAATTCATTAGAAGTGAATTGCTCTATCCATCTGAGCTACTAACCCATAGTCCTCCAGGTTTGTGCATCGTTGAGAGGCATAGGAGGGGTGAGACTTACACAGAGTTTGGACCTCTGTTGCTCATGAGACAATCATACCAGACTTGAGTTTGATTGTCAAGTGGTCTCTCAACCACCTTTTAATAATACACTGATTCAGAATCTTTGTCTACTTACTTAGGTCAGTTGTAGAACTGTCTAAGCATCCATCTACCCAAGGTGAACAAAGTCTCATTTCCCCCCCAAGTTTCTTACACTCTTCAGTATAACACTTAGAAGTATCTAGAGCCTTCTCTATCAACCGCGGCAAAGGTACTCTAGGTGGATTTGAGTCTCTTGTCAAGCGTTCATATTCTGCAATCGCTCTAT